AAGAAGACGTAACCGACGAGTCCGTTGGTAATGAAGTTTCCCTGACCGCTGCCGAAGGTATGTCTGACGACGATACCGGCGCCGTGGTGATCGATGCCAAAACCGCCGTCAATGATGCCGCCGAAGAGGCCGGTATTGATACAAGCGCCGGCCAGCCGGACCTGATCGCCGAAGCAGCCGCCGAAGGCGAGCAGGCCGGGCAGCTTTCCCCCGAGGATCTGCAGCGTCAGAAGTCTTGGGAAGGCCGCCTGCGTAAGCGCGAAGAGGAACTGGCCGCCCGCGAAGCTGCCTTGGGCTCCGGTGGCAATGGCGAAGCGCCGGCCGCTGCCGATGACGCCGAGATTGCCGAGATCCGCCAGCGTCTTGCCGAGGACTTTGGCGACGAGTTCGTGGGCATGATTTCCAAGCTGGCCGCCCATGAAGCCCGCAAGCTGGCCGCTGAAGACATCGATGCCAAACTGAATCCACTGCATCAAACCATCGCGCAAGCAATTCAGGATGTCCATGCCGCTTTCGAGTCCATGCACTTCGGCGCCATTGCTGACGCCCATGAGAACTTCGAGCAGATCATCAACAGCCCGGAATTCGGCGCCTACATCAACGGCCTGTCCGGCGATGAGCAGGAGGCCGCTCAGGCTGTGCTGGAAAACGGCACGCCGAAGCAGGTTATCAACCTGCTGAATGCCTACAAGGACTCGCTGGAACAGAAGGCCGAGCAGGTTGGTCCGGATGCCTCCGTCGATGATGCACTTGATGCAGCCGAGGGTGTGCGTGGCTCTTCCCCTGTTCAACTGCCGGGCCGCGTGCCAGTCGGTGACGAGGACGAATACCGCGCCGCATGGGACGCAATGTAATGGCCGGCGATAACGAGATGGACGAGATCCTGAACGACGAAGCCGAGCAGCCGACCGCGCAGCAGTACGAGGGCGACGATATTAGCGCCCTTGCCACTGCCAAGCAGCGCATGGCCGAACGTGACGCAGAGTATTCGGCCGCATTTGCCAAGGCAGCAGAGAAACCGGAAGACAAGTCGGCTGCCAAGCGTTCAGCCAAGCCGCGCAGCAAGCCGGCCGCCAAGGCGGAAACCAAGGCGACCAAGGAAGTCCCGGCCTTCGCCGAGGATGCGCCGGCCGTTGAGCGCAAAGCCGAGCGCAAGCCGGATATGACCGCCCCTATCGTCAAGGCTGTTGAGCAGAAGTTTCGCAAGGTGGCCGCCGATAACGCTGGCGCTGGCGATGCCAAGTTTGCCGATGTCAAAGGCGGATTGCGCGGCCTGAAGGGCGGCACCGAGATTCCGGCTGACGATCCCAAGAAGGACCGGGCGGAGTATCTGTCCGCTTGGAAAGACGACTGACCAACTGCGTGCGTCATTGGTGGAGGCGCTTATCGTGCCTCCATCGATGAGTCTCTGATTCACCGATTTTGCTACCCCGGGCCACGGCGGGTAATCCGTGGAAGTTGTACCGCAACCCACTAGGGAAGCAAGGACGCGCCTCTGGATTCACGGGATACCGAACTGGCCCCAAGCAGAAACAAGCACACGCCCTGAAGCGAACCGACAGGAAGCGGCAGCGAATTCAAACGAATTGACTGCCATTTTCATAGGAGAAAACTCATGGCTGTTACCGCATACGGTTCGATTACCCCGACCCAAGCCGCCTACTCGGCTAAAACCCTGCTTGAACGCGCCATCCCGTTCCTGATTCTGGAACAGATCGGCCAAATGAAGCCGCTGCCGGCCAACAACACCAAGACGATCAACTTCCGTCGCCACAAGCTGTCTGCCGTGGCCAACCAAGTTGGCGCCAATGGTGAAGTCCTGACCGCTGGCAACCTGACCGCCTTCGCGCTGGCCGAAGCCACCACGCCGACCGAGCTTGGCACCACCATGCAAAACGTGGATGTCACGCTGGCCCAATACGGTGCTGTCGTCGGTATCTCGGACATCACCGAAGAAACCCACATCGATGATGTGCTGACCGAGTACATGGGCATCCTCGGCGAGAACGCCGGCCAAGTCATCGAAGCGATGCGCTGGCTGGGTATCGTTGGCGATGTGTCGGTCAACGTCTTCCTCGCCGGATCCGTTGCCGGTGAAGCCAACATCGTTGCCCCGTTCGGTGCCGCCGAACTGCGCGCCGCTGTTCGCTCGATCCGCAACAACCACGGCCGCCCGATCACCAAGGTTGTGAAGTCTGACGTTCGCTACGGCACCCAAGCCTGCGAGCCGTCTTTCGTCGCCATCTGCCACTCTGATCTGGAAGGCACCATCCGTAAGCAGTTGGGCGCGAACTTCACGCCGGTTGCTGACTACGGCTCCAGCATGACCCCGCTGCAAGGCGAGTTCGGCAACTTCGAGAACATCCGTTTCCTGTCCTCGACCCTGCTTGGCAAGCGCGCCAATGCCGGTGGCACCGTGGTCGCTGCTCCGAACCTGCACTCGGATGGTGGCGCCAACGTCAACCTGTACGACGTACTGGTGTTCGGTGCCGATGCTTGGGCTGGCGTCGCCCTGAAGGGTGAATTCGCCGTGACCCCGACCATGGTTCGTGCAACCCCGACCGACTCCGATCCGCTGGCCCAGCGTTCGAAGGCTGGTTACAAGACCATGCAGGCCGTCAAGGTTCTGCAGCCGGCCCACATCAAGAAGATTGTGACCGGAACCCTCAAGGATAGCCAACTCGGCTAACCCTGAATGACGGAGGCCCGGATTGATCCGGGCTTCCTTTTCATCACCACAAGGAGAAAAGCATGGCCCGTACCGCCAACACCGAAGTTGCCACAGTCGAAACCGTTGAAGAAGTCGAATCGCCGGTTGCCCGCACCAAGCGCGTGATCATCCAGCGCCCGGCTGGTAACACCGATTCCCATATCTTCCTCGGCTTCAATTCGTTCGAAGGTCACTTCGAATTCGACAAGCCGGTTGAACTGCCGGCTGCCATGGTTGATTACCTGCGCAGCCAGCGCAAGGTGGAATTCCACCCCGACGAATCAGGCCACCCGGTGGCCAGTTCCGTCAATGTGATCAATATCGTGGATGCCTGATAGCTCCCTGACTTGATCTGCATCACTGGTGGCCGGACTCACAATCCGGCCATTGTTTTTATGGTGGCCGACCATGGCATCTCTCAATTACGACTCGCTGATTCCCTACATCACGCTCGATGTCGCTGGCGCACCTGACCCGGTGATCGTGGCCATGATCAACATGGCCGCTCGGGAATTCTGCCTGCAATCAAGTTGCTGGAATGAATACGAGGACATCCCTCTCGCAGCCGACAAGAGTGACTACGAACCCTCTACGCCAAACGGCGCACAGGTCCGCTTCGTCAAGTCGATCCTAATCAATAACCGCGAGATCCAGCCGGCTTCCGAGGACAAGATTCTCTACTACATGCGCTCGGCCTTTAGTGCTGTTGGCTCACCGCTGTACTACTACATGCTCAACGACATGGCTTTCCGCGTGCTGCCAAAGCCTACCTTGATGGACGCCGGCCAGATCATGCGGGTGCGCACAGTCTTTGTGCCGAAGTTCAATGCCACGGTATTCGATGCCAACCTGATCGAACGCTATGCCGAAACCCTGATTGCCGGCGCCAAGGCCCGCTTGATGGAGATGCCGGGTAAGCCATGGAGCAATCCCGCGCTGGCCGGTTACAACAAAGGGCTGTTCGATGTGGGTGTGGCCAAGGCGCGCATTGACTTCGAGTTGAGCAACGTCCCTTCTGAAATGAAGGTTCGCCAACGTAACTTCCGGAGCGTGTGATGGCCGTACCGTGTTCCCTTGTTCTATTGAACGTCAAAACCCTGCTCAACGATGCTGGCCTGATCCATTGGACGCAAGACGAATTGCTGAATTGGGGAAGCGAAGGGCAGGTTGAGCTTGTTGTTCTGAAGCCAGACGCGGCCACCAAGACTGTGACGCACCAACTGGTTTCCGGCGCCAAGCAAACCAATCCGGATGACTGTATCGAGATCATCGATATGCGGCAGAACGATAACGGCAACGCCATCACGCCGACTGACCGCGCCACACTGGACCGCTTTATGCCGGGCTGGATGAAAGGCCCGACCGCATCCACGGTCAAGCATTGGATGGATGATCCGCAGCCGGACACGTTCTATGTCTATCCCGCGCAGAACGCCACGCCGGCCAAGGTCATCATCACGCACAGCTTCACGCCGCCCGCCCTGATTGCAAACGGCACGCTCGGCGTACGCGACATCTATCAGGCCGCCATCGAAAACTACATTCTGTTCCGCGCTTTCAGCAAGGATGCAGAGCCGGCCAGCGCCGAGCGCGCCATGGCCTACGGCAAAGCCTTCTACGGGTAATCACTAT